CAACGCGAAGTAATACTTCCAGTAACTAAAGTTTTTACCATGGCTTCTGGAGTCACTCAAACCATTTATTTGGAGGACACAACTGGGACTAGAGTATATGCTACCTACGCTACCTTATTAGATTTATCTGGAGGACCTACTCATCCTGCTGCTGATATTGGTACAACGGGATGGATGAGATTAGTTCCAGGGCATCCTTCGGGAACAAATTGGGGATATAAAACATCCACAGGAGACGAAACTTCAGGAGTAGGGTACACAGGAGGCGCGGCTTCTGCGGTAAATGCTAATCATACCTACAAACACGGAGGTCCAGGATCCCCAGACGGGACCGTTACATTCGCATCTTCTATTGATAGCGGTAAATCAGTCCCTGGAGTGGTTGGACCTAATGGAACATCCTTAGTACTTACTACTATGGTTCCTTTCGATCAGGTAACAGTAGGAAATCACAGCGAGGATAAAAAAGTATTTGCGCTAACTTTCGGAAATATTAAGAACGCTAATAGTACGAAAGATCAGCAACAACCCTGGGGTCCGTAGTGGTTCAACGAGAAGTACTTTTACCTGTAACTAAAGTCTTCACAATGGCCTCTGGTACAACAAAACCAGTTTACTTAGAGGATACAGGTGGGACTTCTATTAGAGCAACTTATGCTACCCTGATTGATTTATCAGGTGGTATCGCAGTAAATGTTGGGCTAGGTGAAGATGGAGAGGGTGACGCAGATGCAATTCCAAACATAGCATCAACCTCTAGCCTTGGATCTACTGCATGGATGAAACTTACACCAGGAAGTTACTCTGGAACTGATTGGACATTCAAAGCGCATACCTCTGGGGTTGGATATACGCAAGGATCTGGTCTTGTTGTTGGTCCTCAGGCAGGGATTGCTTCCGACGAGGCAGGTTACCAAGCTAGTGGCCCTCATTGGGCACCAGGGCCACTTTTTTCCTCTGCGGTTGATAGTGCAACAGCCCCTCCAGGTGTGGTTGGTCCTATGGGAACATCCTTAATACTTGCCACTATGATTCCTTTTAATATGGTAACAGTTGGGAATCATAGTGAAGAGAAGCGGATATTCGCTTTAACTTATGGTGTTGTTAAAAACGCTAATAGTACGAAAGATCAGGAGGCACACTGGGCACCATGAGAGTAGTTAACTTAGGTACTGTAAACCCCTTATCTAGAAGAACTCCTACTATCGAGGGAGAGACGGGTCGCCACATGTCTACAGCAAAAAGATTCATAAATGGTGTATGTATTGTTAGAAGCGGCGGTATACCTTATTTTATGATAACCATAAAGGACAGCAGTGTTTACCGTGGGGCGAAATCGTGGGACGTAACTTCCCATTTTGTTTACAGTTCCAATAGAACATTTATGGAAATTCATGATAGAAAATCTAATTCTGCTAAGTTTGGTGCTAGATTAAACAGCGGTTCTGGGAAGGATTCTATCCAAAATATTGTGGATAAAGCAAATAGTAATGCCGTATGGAGCCCTCATTTTATATTTTCCTGTTTTCGTTGTGGTGCCAAGGACATTGTTTTTGATGATGGTTTTGATGACGCAGGGCATAAGTTTAAAGGTGGTAGAGGGAGATAATCCGTGGCTGATTACCGCCCTCTCGTCCTATCGGGGACTGCTGCTGCAAGTGTTATAACAGAGCTTCCAGCAAGCTCTATTTTAATAACAGATGGGGCTCGTGTGGGAGCTTCATCTCTTTCCATAAGTGGACATCTTGAGTTGCTTGGAGGTATTTCAGGTACACCTTCTATCTCTGCTACTACCATAACTGCTGATACTTTTATAGGTCCTGCCTTTAACGCTGCTGCTGCTAGTGTTTCCGCTACAGCAGTTTCTGGGGTTTTATTTAATGGGATGCCTTACCCCCCTCCATTTGTTTATGTAGAAATGGATGCGGCAGGAACAGATTCAACCAATGAGCAGGATTTTGCACTTGGAGCAGCTACTACTGTAACGACAGGAGATAGTAGTTATATAGCTTGGAATGATGCAGAGAAATATTTTACAGTAAGTGCCACAGGTACCTATGAGATCATTGGAAACTTTGCGTTTGATTCAGGATCTCAATCAGACCCCTTAGAGATTACATCCAAGAAAAACGGGGTCGATGTTCATATAATATCTCCAAAGCAATATGGGGCAACAGGCCCTAATGAAAACTCATTCCATTCAGTCTTAACCGCAGTAGCGGGTGACTACATTACGGTCACTTTACATATGGATGACGGTGGATCTAAAACTGGGCATCTGGAGTCAGGGTCTAATCTAATGTTAAGAAGGATTAAATAATGGAACGTAAGAAAAGTTTTATAGGCAAGGACACGCTAATGCCTCTTGGTATGGTAATAACAATATGTGCTGGCGTAGTTTGGATTAGTTCTCAACTTAATTCGATTAATTTTAAGCTTGATGCATTAGAACAGAAATTAGAAGACCAGTGGACCGTGCGAGATATGGAAAATTGGGCACTTAAGTTAAAGCTGGAGAACCCCGAAATAACTCTTCCAGATTAACTATCATACAGGGGATATCTTATGAAAAAATTTATTTTACTAGCAATCTTTTGCTTAATAACAGGTGGTGCCGTTCAGGCACAGGAGAAAGGACATGGCGTACAGCGCGAAGGTGTTAGATCATTACAACAATCCGAGAAACGTGGGAAGCTTCCCGAAGTCGGAAAACAGCGTGGGGACTGGAGTGGTAGGAGCACCCGAATGCGGGGACGTAATGAAGCTCCAAATAAAGGTAGAAGGCGACCTCATTGTAGATGCCAAGTTCAAAACTTTCGGATGTGGAAGCGCAATCGCTTCTTCCAGTCTCGCCACACAATGGATCAAGGGCAAGAGGTTAAACGAGGCAAACAAGATCACAAATTCTCAAATCGTGGAAGAACTAAGCCTTCCTCCCGTGAAGCTTCATTGCAGCGTCCTAGCAGAGGACGCGATAAAAGCCGCAATAAAAGACTACAAAAGTAACAACTAATCAATCATATGATTTTGTTTTAATAGTCTTATTACTCGCCAAGTATAGTTATTTTTAAAAATCTCTAACTCGGAGAAGCAATTTTCTAACAATCTAAGCCCTTCCTCTGATACGATGGGCTTTTTTTGTATAGTTGCTAAATTACTGGCAATAGATTTAACAGTATTTAGTTCTGTTTCAGAGAGTTTTGCTACCTGCTTCTTTATATCTTTTATATCTTTCATAGTACTTTAACTTCATGTCCTTCTTTTTTGTAATATCTTTTTCTAGCTAACGAGTGATCTCTTAGGTATTTCTCTTTATCGAGAAAATCATACACATAAACTTGCTCTTTAGAGTCGTGCCTTCGTAAAGCTCTCCCTAGTGCTTGTAGAGTTGCAATTTCAGACTTCATTCCTCTCGCATTAATGAAATGTGTTATTTCCTCAATGTTAATCCCTGTTTGGAGGATTTTAGTACCAATGAGTATACTAGGTCCTCTATGTCCTCTGAATCTAGATATAGCCTTATACCTCTCTCCAATTGAGTTCGCTCCCTCAAGAAACTCGCACTGGCCTCCAAGTAAGTTTTCCAAGGCTCTTCCATGATCAAGTGATCTGGTAAGTATAAGTACACGGGCTCCTTCGTTTTTGTTTTTGATGTCATCTACTATCTCTCTTATAGTTTTGTTTCGTAAATTATTATTTACGATATACTGGTCATATACCTCTGCGTAAGACATATCTTCATCATTGCCGCTTGCAGTATAAGACCTTTCAATTAATTGAATAATAGGTTTTGCAAGTTTTCCTTCATCAATTAGTTCGGAAGTACTTTTTGATTCTATTATCGGACCCAAGGCTCCTTCAAGATTATATTTCGGAATAGATTCTTTTATCGGAGTTGCCGTAAAGCCAAGCCTATATTCTGCTTCAGGAAAGGATTGAATAGCAGGTAGGGTTGTCTTGCCGTTAGCAAATTCATGGCACTCATCAACTAATAGAACTTCTGCATTGTTCAAGTGAGTATCTAGAATTTTATCTATGCTTTGTACAGTGCAGAGCATTATATCTCCATAGACATATCCTTCACCAAAACAAAGCCCAACTCCAGTGAACCCACAAGTATCGGTCAAAAATTCGTAGGTTTGTTTTAGTAATTGTTTAGCATTAAATAAGATTATCATTTTTTTGCCAAATAGAGCTTTGATGATCCCAGCCATAATAAGAGTTTTTCCTGATCCCGTGGGAGATTTAATGATTCCTCTTTGCTTATTAAGCCCTTTCAAAATTAAATCTTCCTGATAATCATAATAAGTAAAACCTTCAATTTGCCAATTATGTGGAGTAACACTAAACTTTGTTTTTTCGTACCTAATTTTAGGAGAACATTCGACTTTTCTAAGATCCCTAAGAATTCTTGGCAGTAGCCCAGTTCTAAATACTCCATTATTTGATATGAATTTTTTATCCCCTGACCATCTGTTAGCCCTATAAGCAGTCGAAAACTCACTGCCTGGAACTTTGAAAGTATATAATTTTATTAAGGCTGAGAGTAACTTTGGATTATCCGTTATTAATTTGGATTTAATATTTGATACTTGTATTTCCATACAACCTATAATAGTCTAGAGGTAAAAAATGAATAATAAAGAAATGGCCCCAGAAGCAATCTCGCTATCAGAAGAAGAAGAAATTGGTAACATTCTTGAGAATCTTCCCAGTGAGGTTTCTATACAAGTGGAAGTTCCTTCTAGGGGTAAATTTTATGGATCAAATTTTGATGAAACAAAAGTAACTGTGCGACCAATGACTTTTGATGATGAGAAGGCAATCATTACGGCACAAAATGATGTCGCAATAGATTCAGCCAATCTACTACTATCTAGATGTGTTGAGGGGCTTGATGTTGAAGCCCTTCTTCTAATGGATAAATTATTTCTTATTCTAAAAATTAGGGAACTTTCCTATGGCTCGGAATATAAAGTTGTTTGCTTATGTAGTAAGTGTAAGGCAGAGAACAATTTGTCCATTGAGTTAGATAAGTTAATAAATATCACAGTTCCTGAGAGTTATGAGGATCCACAGGAGATAGAGTTAAAAAAGATTAAGAAAACATGTAGGGTTAGATTACCTAGAGTCTATGACGAAAAATATTTAGCTAATACTGAAAAGTTATTAGACCAAATCTGGAGGTTTGTTCCAGTGATAGGAGGCAGCAAAGATAAGGGCGTAATTGCCAAAGTGATCAAACGATTACCTATTGCCGATTTGCACACAATACTGAATGCTATATCAAAGTCTGATTACGGCATTCAAACAGATGTAAAGTTTGTGTGTTCAAATTGCAATGATCACAATGCAATTAGCTTGCCGATTACGCCAAATTTTTTCTCTCCGAACTAGCTGATGGATTAACTTTAAAGGACCTTATTCAAGAAGCCTATATATTAATAAAGCATGTAGGCTTAAGCTACAGAGATGTTTTGAACCTAACTAGGTCGGAAAGAATTATATTTATCAATCTTTTAATGGAGGAGCAAGAGCGAGAACAAGATGCCATTCGTCAACGAAACAGCGGTTAACGACCGTCATAATAGACCTAGCGTAGTTTCTAGGGTTTTACTTAGAAACTTCTTTTTAGATGATGGAATTGCTAAAGATCCGTTCGCCATCCGTTCTGTTCATATTTTTCATTATACTTCTAATCTGGCACCGAACACTATTTTGGGAGAGGATGGATTGATATCCCCGGAGGCTGCCGCAATCTCTCTTATGACCTTTGGGCCTAAATTCGCAGATGGTGAAACAAACGTATCCGATGGGGATGATAATTTCGATGAGGGCGATTATACAGGTGTTGTTTTAGGAGAGGGTGAACCTGACGAATCAAACACAGGTACTAGTGGGATCTATAATTTAAAGGAAAATCCCGGAGAGTTTGCCGTTGTTTTAGATGGTAAAAATGCAGGAAATGTTTATGGGCTTGATAGAGAGAATCAGCTTATTGTTCAAAATACAGCCTCATCTACGGGAAAATACATAGACGTTTGGACTGTTAAGTTTGGTAAGGAATCCGAATGGCAGACAGTATTTAATGATTTTGAGTTATTCTCCGATACCTTTGTATCTATAACCCAACCCCTTATTGTCCACACTAGAAATAAGTTGTTTAATAAGAGGGTTCGTTTAGGCTCAAAGGTTGATATAAAGGTAGGTACTGAAATTACAATACAGAATAAGGATATTGATGAAAGTGTAAAAAACACGCTTAAGGGATCTGCTATATCTGACGTTGAAGTACTAATCCATAAGCACAATGATGACGTAAACCTTCCATCCAGAGTCCTTGTTGCGTCAAGTATATCGGGAATTAATGTAACTTCTGACAACACAATAGTTTATAATTGGGATACAGCTACAGGACTTATAGGAAAATTCACGAATGGGGACGGGGAAGAGCACAACACTGAGGCTACTTTCGACAACGATGATTTGGGATCAAGGACAGGAACGTATTCAGTTCAGGTAAGTTATGATCTTTTTGATGAGCATATTGTTAGCCCCCTATTTTATCTAATAATTAACTAAATTATTGGATTACCACAGTATATAAATAAGGAGATAAAATCTTATGGCTATATCAACACAAGCGAGGAACGCCTTATGGGGTCGCCCAAATAATCAGTATGCTTCTTCTGGAACTGATACATGCCCTAGTGGGCTTACAGCAGACTGGCGAATACATATTCAAAACATTGAAATAATGTACAGAAGAAAGACTCAGTATAAGCCTGAGGACGGTACTGTAGATTTCAATTATATTGAGGCAAACTACACAATCGAAGCTTCAAGAGAACACTTATGGATAACAGTTTCGGGCTGTGACTTTTTTAAGCCTCACACCCTTGAATTAAATAGTGATTCAACTACGGGAGGGATCGGATTAAGCGGTACTATTAGAACAGTAGACGCTGGTTATTTCCAAAGACTAGTTAGAGCGGATGATTATGAAACCCAAACCCGTGTTAATGATAATGTTTGGGCATGTAGATTGCCTGGAGCCTACAATGCCGCTTTTGATACTTCCACTACTGTAAATAGCACTATTTTCGATATCTGTCTTGCAGCGAAGTCTAAATCTTGCCCCGAATTTGAACTTACCTTCTTAAAACTATAATTAAGAGCTTTGAAGTTTCTTCTTTGTTAAGTTCTCATAATTGTACTCGTAAGTATTCTCTTTTATCCAGGAAGATAAATCTATTTCATTTATATGAGCTTCGTTCCAATCCTTGTAGGTTTCAGGTGGCGAAACTACATGGAAGGTCGGCATTAAAACTTGCTTCCTTAAACGGTTGAATTTTTCTAATCCCCTCGCCCCTGCGTTATCATTGTCGTAAGCTAGAATAATTCTCCCAGTAAATTCTTTTAGCATTTGCATTTGAATTGAAGAGATCGAGCTTCCCACTGTACAGGTAGCATTAAATCCGTGAAGGTTTAAAGTGATTGCGTCTAAGGGTCCTTCGCAGATTATTAAATGGTCTACATCGTAATCGAAGGGGTAAAGTATGTTACTTGCTTTAACCCCTTCTTCAACAGAAGGGTTTAAATATTTTGGTTGCATGTCAGGCGTAAGTGCCCTTGCTTGGAAATAAAATATGTTACCTGTGTAGTTCGTAAAAGGAATAATTAATCTGTTTTTGTATCTCCCTTTGGTGGCTAGATAAAAGGGGGACTCCTCAAACTCAACTGTGTCGAAGAGCTTTCTACTTATAAGAAAGTTCCAGGCTTTAGTTACTTCTTTGTTATCTGTTTCGTAACTATTAATGTTTATGGGCAAAAATCCATCAATGTCTAGGCTGGTTGACGTAGGCTCATTCTCCACAAATACTGTTCTTTCCCATGCTGCATAGTTATTATTTTCTAACTCACGGAACAAAAGCACTGACTCAGCTTTACGATATGAAATACCTTCTAAATTCGCATATAATTGGATGAAATTTCCCGTTTTCCCCGTTTTGAAGCACTGCCATAGCCCCGTGCTCAAGTTGACGCTCATGTGTTTTTTATAGTCATTTTCGATGAAAAACGAGGGTATAATAAGTTCGGCGTAATTGGAAGATTCTTTATAATCGTTGCCCACTTTTTCAAGGAGGTAATCTTTAATGTACTGAGGATTTATCATGTTTATAAATACAATAAGTAATTCGAAACGAGACACATTTAAGCAGTGCAAGCTCAAATATCGCTACAAGTATGTAGATAGGTATTCTGAGCCCGATTCATTAAACACCGACGCACTGCATTTTGGATCCTATATCCACAAAATATTTGAAGATGGTGTTAAAAGTAATAATGTAGAAGAACTTAAGAGAATCTCGGAAACTCTTAGAAAGGACTACAAGTTCTCTAAACAATACAATAGTAAAATTGAGCCATGTTTAAAGAATTTCTTAAGACTAAACGCTTCTCTAGCAGAAACAGGATTTACTGAACAACACTTTAATCTAGAAATTGCAGAAGGCATTACTATTAATGGCTATATTGATAGAATCATAAAAGGAAAGGATGGGGGATATCTCGTTTTAGATTACAAAACATCAAAAAGAGAAAAAAGCAAAATTGATCTCTTTCAAGATAGCCAACTAAGAGGTTATGTGTACGCTGTCCATAAACTATTTAACGTACCTATAGAAAACATCACAGGTGGTCACTACTACCCCCTAACAGATAACTTAGTTACGGTAAAATATAATCACGCCCAAATAAGGGTCCACATCAAAAGCGTACTAGATGACGTTTGGAAGATTCGCAAAGCGAAAAAAGCAGATCTACTTCCGATGCAGAATCAATTCTGCAATTGGTGCAGCTTTAAAAGCTACTGCACAGAGTTTAATGAAGGGTGTGTTGTTACGCAACGGTTAAGTGAGGCTACCAAGAGGGGTGGCTAGACCACTTGTAAATCAGCCAACTCACACCCGCCCCCAAACAACCGTCGAAAAAGAAGTTTGTGGTTATTGGATACAGGGATAGGTTTAGGAATATCCCTACCCAGAAGCCGAAGCACATTGGGCACGTTACTAAGTCTCCTAGGAAGGGGCTTAGTTTATCTATTTTTCCTCTAAGAGGTTGAAATAGAGAACTGTTAGTTACAATAAAGCTAATGCTATAACATAACAAGCTCCATATAATAAAGTTATAAAAATTCATGATAGGTGTTTTGTTAATTTCCCTGTTAACAATGGTCTATAGATATCTATCTCTATGGTATCAAAAAAATTGATCACTTGATCACCAGAGTACTTACATTTCTTTGTTAGATATAAGTATAAAGTATTCATTTTTAATACTTTACCTTTATTAATGGTATGGAGTATTTTTAGCTGAAAATGTTTAATAAACTTTTCACTATACTTATATCTCCATTTTTCAGTAAAATCATTACTTAACGTATGATTTAGAAGGTCTAGAAAATCAATTAACTCAATGTCTACTGTATTACTCATTTTTTAATTCTTTATATATATAAATATAGACAAACATGGCTAAATTCTCAACAACTTTCTTGAAATTTCTTTTACGCCTGATAGCTCAGGCACTATTCCCTGATAGAAGTCCAGAAAGCCAGAGCTTATCTCAAGCCACAACTCTCCTATCTAAAGCCAGCAGTCTCATTGATGCAGGAGATCTTTTATACTTCCACTACAATGATAGGGAAAGACTTCTATTCGTTGTTAGTGCCAGAAGAGGATCAGGAGTCTACAATACACCGCAAAATAATAAAGTTATTTCAGGTTTTGTGGTCAATGAGGTTACCCCAGAACTTATCGTCACTGTACTTAGTGGTCTATATAAAAATGCAGAAAGACTAGGTTTCCCAGTAAGAATGTTGTTCACATATAAAGTAGTGAAGGGGTTAAAAAGAGTTTTTCATGAATCTAACTTCAGAACTTTTATGACAAATAGAATTGATGGGAATATTAATCAGCTAGAATTAAACATAGCTAAAAATGTAGAGGAGGAAGAATAATGGCAGGAGGAGCCACACCCCCACCAAACACAGGGGGACGATACGATTATACTACATTAAATGAATCTCTAAATTTCACTTATATAGCACTTGATGCATTACGAAATGTACTTGGGATTTCGAATCTCGCATTCAACTCTCTTATTGAGGGTGCAAAAGTTCTGGCGAGGAATATTCAGCAAGCTAATGTCATACAGAGTCAGTCTCTTGCAATAAATAAAACTCTTGCGGGATTAACAAAGGGAAATACTGCTGCTATAGGGGGTTTAGCGGGAGGGTTTTATGAAAATACACAAGCTCTTTTAGATTTGAGGAGAGCGGGGTTTGATCAATTAAATCCCAGAACGCTGCAACTTGCGGGTCATATGAAGCAGACAGGACAAAGCTCACAAGCCTTGTTCCAAATGAATAAAATGCTGTTTAACCAGGGAGGATTAACAGAAAACTCTCTAAACTCGTTATCAGAAGATATACTTTATAATTCAGCACAATACAATATTACGACTACAGATTTAATTGGTGCTGTAAATGGTCTTTCAGAAAAAATGGCGACTTTTGGTATGATGGGAATATCGGGTCCAATGAGTAAAGCAGTACAAGGGTTAACCGCTAAACTGGGTGCTCAGTTTGGAGGCTCTATTGGTGAGTTTGCGAAACTACTAGTGGCCCCCTCCACTAGCTCTGCATTACTTTCTAGACTCGGCCTATTAGAGCTTCGCCAAGAGATGGCATCTGGAGAATTATCCCCCAAACAAATGCAAGATAAATTAGCGGAGGCGATTGCGATAGGGTCTGAAAGAACTCAATCGCTAACGGGGGGAGCGGGTGGCGAATTAGGTGAAGTATTCACTGCATTACTTAAGATTGCAGGAGGCGAAGGTGGCTTAGGGCAGCTTGCCACACAATTGGATAGAGCCGTTGCCGCTCCTGAGGGACCAGACACTGTTCTTCTTAAGCAGTTTGAGCAACTATCAACCATACTTGGAGAAATAGTAGAACCATTAAAAATGGGGTTTGCTGCTTTATTAGGGCCTGTATTGAATATTCTAAACGCTATTAAAACTCCGCTTAGATTTTTAGTTACCGCAATATTCCCAGCAATAATTGGGCTATTAACTCAGTATATTGCCCAAGCTGCATTTGCTTTAGCTGTTTCTATAAAACAATCAGCAGTTAGATTTTTGCAAAATAACACTATATTGGGTGGTATGGCTGCTTTGGCAGGTGCCTTGTATAGTAATGCGGGTGCAACTTTAGCTCTTACTGCATCCATCCCAGTTACAGGGTGGATTGGCATTGCAGCAGGATTAACGGCTATGGGTGTTGCGTTGGCTTATAATGGACAACTAGAGGAAGAACGTCTTACGCTTGAGAAAAATAAATATCTTGATGAGCAAAGGCGAAATAGAACTACTGCTGAGAGGACAAATTCTTTCATGGCGTTGGCAAAGGCTATTTCTGCTGATGCAGGACTAGCTGTTGCGTTTAGACCTGACGTTTTAGATCCTATGAGGAGAGCAGATTTGGCAAAAGCAATAGTAGATTACTTAGAGGATATCAGGGATGGTGTCTATCGGGAACCCAGTGAAGCAGTTAATGTTGTAATAGGGGGAAACTAATATTATGACTATACAAAGAATAGATTCACACATAGAAGACAGGGCGAGATTGGTCTTTGTTTTCCCTGGTCCTAAAACGGACGAAAAAAGAATACTGCCCTTTTTTGAGAATGTTACAGTTAACGAAAGTAAGACAGCAAACCTTGTGAAGTATAACCCAATAGGAAGATCATCAAACTCTTTTGGGTATACTGGTGCCAATTCTAGAAAATTAGCATTATCTTTCAATATGACCTTACCTAATATTGAAAGTATAGCTACTGCAAATCTCTCCAATAATCTAGCTTATAGAAGTAAATCAGTAGAAGAGTTACAGAAATCATTCTTTCCTGATTTCACAGGTAATGAAAAAAATCCTGTTGATGGATTTAAATCTATAAAGTATGAACAGAAGTGGTTAGATGTTTTGGGGGTTGATGAGCAAACAGAGGAATATCAATTACTAGCTTTCAAAGCACGGGCAGAACCAAGCCCCCTTCTCGGAGTGCAGCAGCACGGAGCCTTGACTGACTTCGAAGGGGGTGGACAAGTCCTTACCCAGGAATGGTCTGAGGGGGTTAAATTAAAATACCGATTAATTGATACTATAGTTTTCTGGGCTAATTTAATTAGAGCAAGCGTTTTAAATAATTCCACGAATCCTTTTTATGGGCCTCCTATCGTTAGGCTTACATACGGAGTTTTATATCAAGATATCCCTTGCGTATGTAGTTCTTATAGAATAGCAGTAGATGATAAGGCAGGGTATGATCAAAGAACAATGCTTCCTAGAGTTATTGGGGTAAGTATGGACCTTTTAGAGGTTAGAGAAGGATCTCGTGGAAAGTACCAACCAGGGGTCGCTATAGAGCGGGATAATATAACTGGGTGGGAGACGGTAATTAATGGGATTCAAAGTACTGATCCTATGGCAATTACAGAAAGAGGGAAAGTCGGCAACTACCAAGGCCCCACCGATACAGTCCCTCCTGGACCGGGTTAATATTATGATATCAGAAAATAGAAAAAGTCTTAGTCGTTATGGTCATGGAGTTCGTGCTTTAAAGCATAAGGGGCATAGTATAACAACTTCTGTGGGATCTAAACTTGATTTTTTAACCATGGACATTCCCAATGTTCCATCAAAGGTTGGGCGAGTTCCTGCTGGATATGCTCACAGACCAGACCTGATTTCAAATTTATTTTTTGGTACTCCAGGATATTGGTGGTATTTAATGCTTATAAATGGAGTTACTGATCCTTTTGAGGGCTTTAATAGTGGGGACCAAATATTAATACCTATCCTCTCTTAAAATAATGGCTAGAGCTTCTACAGATAGAACACTTGCAACTTACAATGTAATTGTAACCTTGGATAGAGGTTTAGCCAAAAAATTTACGCAAAATCAAAGTCGAGGCGAGTTTAAAACATTATTAGACACAGGTGCTCGGGGAGTGCCTAACACAGCCGTATTTAATAATAGGGATGAAAGTTTTTTAAGTTTAGATCACAGAGTAGCTTACGGTGAAGGCAATGATGATAAATCTTTATCTGTTACACTTGAAGTTTTGGAGCCGGAACTGCAATTTCTTAGAACTTTTTTAGATACGGCTTTGTCGAAGAGATTAGCTAGATTAGTAGAAAGGAGGAATTCTTTAATAAAGGCAGCTACACCAAGCCCTACTCTTACTGGTTCGACGTACTTGATTGATACTACTACCGCAGGAGGAGGATCAGCAGCAAACCCCGGAATAGATGTAGACCCACCACTTACAGAAGCAGGAATATTGAAAGATTTTGCTGCTGATTTGCCGAAGCTTTTTCCTCATGTTTACATAATGTATGGTATAGGGGAGGATTTAGGTCATTGGGCTGGGCCATTTGAATCAGTTTTAATTGATATTAATTATGTAAATACTATGCGGGGGTTAGAAAAAACTAAGTACACTTTTGTTTCTAGCCCTGAAGCTACTCTATTCAAAAAATCTCCTGACAAAATGGATTCTGGGGAGCAACGGCAGTGGACTGTACGTGTTCCATTATTTGGCTATGAGAGAGAGGAGAGGGCTACCCACCTTGATCCAATCACTGGGGGCACCACCTACGCCTGGGTTGACACGGGACCGCATAGCGATACTTTCTTCTCCAAGGGACTTCCTGATCCAGTCTCCAATAACATTCTCGATATAGATAAGATTCTAACGGAATTAATATCACATTACTTGGTAGCTGTTGGAATCCCGAATCACTTAGTCGTTCTCCCCGATATGAATTATATGCTGGCTCAATATTTAGAAAATAGTAAAGCAGACATATGGGATAGGCTAAAAAAGCTTGCAGAACGGGAGGGGCTATCAGACCCCACTGGACTTGCTGCTCGTACTGTTGGTTTAGACTTGGCGAAAAATATATATGAGCCGCTAGGGCTTAAAATTGTAGCATTTGAGGATTCTCAAGCAAAGGGGGGTCCTGTTTTTGATGCTCCTGTAATAAATCAAGAGGAATATCTGGATTTATCTACTGTTAATCCCTACGCTGGGCGGTATTATGTTACTTTTGATATTGATGCTGCAACTGAGACTCAGATTGCAAATGGAAATCACTTAGCTCCTATAAAGGACTTGTTGGAAAGAGTAGCAAAATCTACTTCTGTTGAGTTGATTGAACCATATTGGTATTGGGAAAGTAACCTTGAATTGGCTAATGCATACAGAATAATGATAGGTACTTCACCAAGGCTTATCTCTGGGGGTAGTTATCCTGTATCCACTGAGGCTGGTATATTTGTTTTCGGAGCTAGAAAGTATATTAAAAATTATCTTCAAGCAGGTATTGTGGTTCATGATTCTGCTAAAGATCGGAGAATGCAAAGGAAACTACTAAGGGCAACGACAACCTCTCTTTTAGATGGGGTTCCTGCTATCGGAAGTAATAACCCTTTTTGGAATAGAATCCTGCAATTAAACAATCCGGGGTCTGAGGAATACGAGGCATTTCATGATTATCTAAATCCCTATAAGGAATTAGGGCTACCCTTTTTTCAATATATCCTTAGCATAGCTAATAAAAAATATAAAACCACTAGCTTCTTTGATCCAGACTTAGATATTGATAAAGTTCCTGATGAATTTAACTATTCTAAAGAAGCTAAAGAAGGCATAGTGTCTTATGGTCTTCCTATTTTTAGGTGTAATACCTCAAATCCTAATGTTCTTGATTTAAATATAAAGACAGATGAAGGCTTTTTCGCTTTATTTAATATGAGTTTTAGTGAGATGCAGTGGTCATTAGCACAACAGGTAGCCGCTGTACCTCACAAGAAAATAAAAATGACAAACCCAACTCTGACTAAAGCAGACGTACTTGCCTTGCTTACAAAATTATTAAAGGATTATAGTAGTTCTGATCCTCTTTGGGATACCGCTAGAGCTTTGATGCTTAAGGGACCTATTGATCCCAGAGCATTAGCAAGAAACTTAGAAACATTATTAACAACTCAAAGCGGTTTAGGAATGAGTAAAGTACACAAAAAATACACAAAGTCTGCGACAATGTCGTTTTTGTATTTCTTTTTTAAGATGTTTAATTTTAGATTTTCGGGTCGAATAAAAACACTTCCAATGTTTGAATATTCAGATAGTTCACTACTTAACAGACCTAGTTTACTCTTTGTTAACAGATTAAACCACGTTAGGCAGCTTTATAATGGACAAGCAAACCTTAATCCTACAAATAGTTTTTATTCTGGTCTTTATAAGATATTTGGTTTTAGACATTTTTTTTCAAGTAAGGATGCCTACTCAGAATTTCTTTTAATAAAGGACCCCTTACAACAAGCGGAGGAAGAATCAGCACGAGTGCCATGGCATGTCGCGTATATGAGCTTACAAAGTTCGCTCGCCACAGCGAAGTTCGCAGCCAGGACTATGGCCGAGGATCCTAGGCTGCCGGAAGGCTCAAGTCCGCTTGGTAAGGCTTCTTGGGATCCCTGGACCCCAGAGTTTATGGCCGGTATTCCAGGACCCAACATCTCTGAAGGTCAGTTCTCCGCTCCCTCCCCAGAAGAGGGCTCTCGCCCTAATGCGCTACCTCCTGATAAGGATACTGGTGGATCAAGGTCCGTTGTAGATGTGGAGCCTCCTCCATTTAGGGCTTGGGGGCCACCAACTTCGCCACCTGATGAGTGGGCGGGGCCTGGAGCGGATATAGACGCCCCAGGCACATTTGAAGGATCAATGACCCCTATTCTAACTTTACATCTCGGGGCTGAGTCCGATCTTGTTGCTTCTTGGGTTGAAGAAAACACAAATTGGAATATTGTAAAATCTGATTATAATTACGTAGAAATAGCCTTAGATTTTATAAATAAGTTTAGATCAGAGTCTATCTTTTCAGGAAAAACTACTGAATTAAATGAGTATGAGGAAGCCGCGCTCATGAATTATTGGACCTCATTAGGATATACCCACCCAAAACCCAGCCCAGGGATGATACAAAGCTATTGAGTAAAAAATGGAAAATATTAAAGTAGGAACAGTAACAAGTAACGCAGACCCAACAAGACAGGGTATGATAGCGATACAGTTTGATGGAGAAGGCCAATCAGGTTCGGTATGGGTATGGTATGGCACTCCTTATGGAGGAGGACACCATTCTGGGTTTGGTGCGATTCCTGAAAAGGGGACCAGGGTGCTTTGTTGCAAGCCTGAAAATGATACATCCTACCATTTCCTTTCCTGCACCACCGCTCCTACACCAATGTCTGAAGTTGAAGGAAGACCCGCGTTTGAGGACTATGTTTCTACAACAAATCTAGGATTTAACTCAAAATTATATAACTTTGCTCCTATTCCCATGTCCTATGGAATAACTACCCCTCTAAAGAACCAAATATTACTAAAGGATGACAGAAATGCAGAAAGAATGAACACTGGAATAAGGTTAAAGTCGCAAACTGGCAAGGTAGTAGCTTTGAACGATTCGCCTGGGGTAGATTCTATCGTAATTAAGACTGGTAATGAGATGGCGGGGATAAAAATAACAGAAAATAATGTTAATGAGAGTACTGTTGGACCTAATTCCATTTATTCTGCATGTAAAGGGTCTTCAACAATGGTTAGTAGGGAAGGTAACATCGTTTTAGAGGTTGGAACTAACGGTAAAGAGATACAGTTGGTAAATAAATCAAGTGTAAAGCACGGGAAGGCACCTTTTAACAAAAATTCAGCTAATATTAGGATTATGTCCGATAATGGCAACATTATAATTGAAACTTATGATGTTGAAGGTGGAGTTTTTATAGATAACCATGGTGGTAAGGATTCAACGGTTCAGGTTCGTAGCAGGGGTGATGTTGGTGTCTTTGCGTCTCAAGGAATTAGCTTAAGATCGGCAGGAGAGATAAATATAGAAGCTGACGAAGATATAAACATAAAAGGTGGCAAAGCAATCAACATAGAAGCAGAAGATGATACAACGGTTATTGGCGATAAGATCCATTTAAATCCCCCCTCATCCAACATTACTACAGATATAAGTATACAACTAAACAATCATGACCAAATGTTAAATGAAAACGGTGATTATGAGTTTTTTGATGAAGCCTCATTGGAGGGACTTAATGAGGAGTAAGCATGGTTAATTTCCCAAAACTAGACTTAAAGAACGGCTTATTTATTCAAAATTTAGATAATCCAGTTGAGGGCTACCTTATGGAGTGGGGTATGCCCCAATGTATGATAGAATTAGGCAAAGATGTTCTTTCCTTACTTCCAGGTAATACTTTAGGGGGCTTTGCTTTAGGCATACAAGAAGGAAAAGAAGCCGCACAGAATGCAGTTGCAGACGCCTTAGCTTGGGCTTTTAGAGATCTAGGTATACTAGAGGTTGACGCAGATACGGGGAAATTAAAGTTCCTTTCTTCTAGCTCTAGGTATGGTATTGATGCAAAATGGGCAGAGTACGCAGGGTTTGCTTTTGGGGTAGCTGATGCCCTTAATGACCTTTATGGTGATGCTCAAGATATTATTAATGACATTAACAAGTGTTTTGAGGATACGGAAGCTTGGTTTAGATTGGTAGATGGCGATGAGACGGGAAGTTCTCAATTAGCATTAGAAGGTGGGCCAGGGGGAGGAGGGGATCCAAATGATCCTACCGATTCAGCGAACCAAACTCCATTTCAAAAAAATAGACAAGGTGAATTTCTAGTAGTAAAGCAGCAAGTCCAGAATGCGGTAGATTTTTCGAATAAATGCACTAGTTCTTTAAACATTATTGCAGAGATCCTTTCTGAGCGGGAAATTGAAGCTGCTAAAGTAGCAGCAGAAGAGGAAGCACAACCAATCTTTAGGCTTGTTTTTGGTCCTCCTGCTGCTAAAAAAGGACAGTTTTTGCTATCTAAAGACGGTTTATACTACGATTCGCAAACCAGAACGTATGCAGATGGAAGCCCAGTACCTACTGTTGCTGATTTAGGGGTTGTGATGCCTGGGGATAAGTGGGGATTACAGCATGATCCTAACTTAGGTGGAAAAGGGACTACAATTGCTCTAAGTGAGATTGGCAAATATGTTAACACTACTTTTGATCCTAACAAAGTAAATAATTCCCCTCCTCTTCTCCTTCAGTATAAGCATGATCATTTTCTTCAAGTATTAGAGAATCAAAAAAGTAAAGAAGTTTATGATCTTTCTAGTCATGTAGCCAGCCTTATCGCATCAGGCTATGAGGGTGACTCGGCGTTGGTAGTTAACTTCAAACAAAGTATTTTTGCTGCAATTGATAGACATACTGTTAAAATAAATAAGAGAAAGAAGCAAATTGAGGTTGCGGTGATGGCAAGTTCGATGTTCGGATCTGATGAAGTATTTTCCTTAGGAAACATTCCGATCAATGATTTCTCTTATCTAAGTGGAATTAATTTAGATGTTGATATCAAAAAGCAGCGAGATTTAATTTTTGAGGAAGGAGAGGTTGCAGGAGTTGTGCTGCCTATACGACCAAAATTTGTAAAAGCAGCAAGAGCCGAAGCTAAAACATTAGTGCCTCCTTTAATAGTACCTTCTATTGGCGTTGGTGGAATAATCTCTATAGGCGAATTTAGTTCTGTAGACCCGCCTGTGTTATCCTTAACTGACAACATTATCACCAGTGAGCTATTTGCAATTTACAATTTCTTAGATTCTGACCTAGTTGATGTTGTTTCTGATGAATATAACCTTTTAAATTGTTCAAATGATAAAAAAAATAACGCTCAATTGATAGCTTTGAACTCTAGAGATGTATTTGATAAAGGTTTAGGCATAGCAAAACTAAAGGGAATAACTAGACAACGGTATGCAAATAGCACCGTATACACTAGTTCTTTAGGAAGTTTCGTTAAGTTACCCGATGCACCTGACTTCCAAAATTTATTATATAATCAAAAGGGGGCATCCATTGATACTTGGGTCCATATCCCAAATTACGGATCTATTTTTAGCGGTATAGAAGTTTACGGAGATTCAGCGGACCCTGTTGTTGACACAGATTCCGGGTATTGGGCAGATTATAACTATTACAAGTTATTATTAGCGTGTGAAAATACGGGTGGGACTTTATTAGGTGAGCCTACTAGTATGTTGCTAGAGGGGAATAATAGTAGAGCTACTAAGGGATTTGTTATGGGCTTCTCTAGAGATCCACAAATAGTTTCTACTGAAAGAGTAACTCCAGGAAGCGATGTAGACCCTGCTTCTGCTTTAGATTTGCCAGTGAGCGCAACCGCATTATCTAGCTGCTTCTTCTTAGCTACTACGCAATCTGTTAACTCAACCGATGTGGAGTTTGTATCTACTAGTGGGGATTCTTCTAACCAAGCGACTTATTTAAAAATGGTAGTAGATTCATCAACACTAGTTAATAATGTAAAATTTAACGATGTATCAGGTGGCTTTATTCATATTAACGTATCATTTGATCCTGCTCTTGATGAAGTTAGAATACATTTAGATGGAAATTTAATGGCTACGTCTGCACTCTCTAAGGTTTTTGGTGTGGATGAAGGGAGAATGCCGAGAATTCCAACCTTTGTCTCCCCAGCAGACGCTACCACCAGCAGTTTTTATTACTATAGTGGGACTGTAAATCAATTAGGGACAAGCGCATTTAACGAAGGTCCGAATAACTATAATAATATTACTACGGGTAGCTTGAATACTCCTTGGATTGTGGGCGGTGGATGGACTGATGGGATGAAGATTTCTGCTTCAACAGGAGGATTTATGGCAAATAAACACGGATATAGAAGTGCTTTAGATGGATATGTTGGAAGTTTGAAATTCTACTCTAAAGCCCTAAATACTACGGAGGTGCTTAAGAATTATAAGGCTCAAAAAGCATTCTTTAAGAACATTAAAATATGACTACGATAACAGAAACAACAACTTATGGTTTTGATACACCTGTTGAATTTAAAGAAACTATATCTTCTTTAAAAAGAAATAGGACTATTCGAGGTATAAAATATCCTTTTTCACTTAATAGCGGTTATGGTGCATTTAATAAAGCTACTGGTAGAGCTTTATTAGGTAGTATGATTAGCCAGTTTTTAAATACGCAAACTGGGGAACGCCCAATGCTTCCTAACTATGGAATAGATTTGGAGCGGTTTCTTTTCGAGCCCCTTGACGCAACTCTGCATGAAGAAATTGTTGAAGAAGTTTATACATCAATAGCTATCAATCACCCTGAGTGGGAGATTTTAAAGCTTGTTGTTTTACAGAGTAATGAAACTAACTCGTCCAAAGGTATCCCTGGAATAACCATTATACTTTCTATTAAAATCCGAGATGATGACTCATCATCTGTTGAGGTGCAAACTACGCTATGACTGATTCATATATATTACCTGATTCAATACCTTTTACTACAGCAGCATCTGATTTCGAAAAGCTTCTCCCCGTTGGGGCTGCATTTAAAGGAAAAGAAGATTTAATTGATTACGCTGCTACTGACTTTTTAGCTTTAAAAATGTCTCTAATCAAATATTTAAAAGCGGTATATCCTTTAGATTATCAAAATTATTCTGAATCCGATTTTGGTATCATGTTCGCAGAGCTTGTTGCATATATGGGCTCCGTAATGTCAATGAAAGTAGATATGCTTGCTAATGAAAACTTTATTGCTACTGCACAAAACAGAGAAAATGTTAATAAGCTTTTACAGCTTATTGGTATACGAATGAAGGGTCCTATTTCTTCAGGAGCAAACGGAAAACTTACACTTCCTGCTTTGTTTGGAAGTTATAGTGAGGATGATTATTTAACAATTAATGTTTCAGACAGAGTTTTTACTGTAGCTTCCCCAGAAGACGGATCTCCGCTAACCTTTATCTTGTATAAGACTAAGGATGGAGTGTTAACTGATTTAAATGCAGAATCCTCTTTAAAATTATACACCACGGAGTCAGATGAGTTTCTTGCTTCAGGCACTACTGATCCTGATGCAATACATAATTCTAAAAATTGGAGTAATTTAGCTTTAGTTGAAGGGTCTTTAAGCGTTCAAAAAGGAGCTTTTGATACTACTGATTTAATAAAAAAAGTTAGACTATTAAAAGGACCAGTATGTGAAAACAGTGTTCAAGTTTTTGTTAACGCAGAGGGGAGTGATGCATCTGGTACATACACCGGGGTTCAGAATTTATTCCAAGCCTCTGGGCCTGACGATAGAGTGTTTGAGATTAGTTATGATGAGCAATTTAACGCTATATTGCTTTTTGGTGACGGGCTGCTAGGCGCGTCTCCACCAACTAACAGTAACTATGTAATAAACTATAGAACAGGTGGTGGGGTAAGGGGCAATATTTATTCTAACAGTATCTTTGCTCCTGTTCCTGCACATAATTCTCTTTCTGATGAGACTGTAACTTCACAAGTGGTTAATACAAGTGTTGCTTTGGGCGGGGCAAATGCAGAGACAGTTGCACATGCAAAACGATACGGACCAATGGACTTTAAACGCCAAGATAGGTTAGTTACGTTAGAGGATTATGTGGCTTTTGGTAATAGATTTGTTAGTCAAGCAGGAACAAACGCAAAAATAACCGCTGCTACAAGAAAGGCTTATAGTTCTGCTAATGTTATTGACCTATATGCAGTTGAAATAGCATCACCTGCTCAACTAAAAAGATCTACCATACAATTCAAAACTGAATTGCTTAAGGCTATTGAAAGTAAAAAAATGTTAACAGATGATGTTGTTGTAGTAGATGGGCTTATACGGACCCTGGACTTGGTGGTTACTTTACACGTAGATGAAAACTTACAGAAGGATGAAGGGACAATTAAAGGATTAGCCTTCACCAAAATAATGGATTATTTTAGTGTGGACAAGTCGGATTTTGGGAAGAGGTTAGTCTCCCAGAATATTGGTAGGCTGCTACACACCATACCCCAGGTACGATATGCTACTATTGATAACATTCCTGAGGTAATTGATATTTCTTTTAATGAAATTATTCAGCTAAACAATTTAACTATTAACTTTGCATTAATTTAGTGTTATGGGAGAAAGAAAATATTTTAAGAGAAACTATGTTGATGTTCTAAAGATTATAACCCCCAAAGTGTATCTAAGGGATGATATCTCTTTAGCGGGTTTAGCTCCAGATATAAACACTCAGCTAGTTAATAGTCATATAATCTCTTCAAAATATATTACCTATACCACGCCTGATAAAGAGTTAAGCGGGTTACAACTTTCTGCTACTGCTAATCTCCCTAATTTAGATAACCCTGTCGGTGTTGCAAAATATTTTGTAAAACAAAACGGTCTAACGAATATTTCTCCTAGGTTTTTTGAAACAGCTATTTTAGAACCTTTAAATGTAAATTTTTCTAACTATCAAAGCAAAGAGGAGTTTTCTACCTATGTTAGTGCAACATTATTGCCTTCCATTAGGCTTAACTCTTTCGATCTAGCAAGTAATACTGCTTCAGCGTTTGATCATACTTTATCAGGGACTCATGAATACCTAACCAGCACACTAAGTTGGCTTTATTTCTTAAATACTTCAGGGCTTGTAAGTAATACGGTGGTTGATAATGAGGTTGTAGAGGTTGTGGGATTCGCTCCATCATCTTTGGTGTTTAGTGCCTTAACAGATATGCTTTATGAAGGGAAAACAATAACCCTTGATTATGCAATCAAAATGTATCAAGAATATCTATGGAGAAATTACAATTCCCTTAGCTCTGTCGATGTAAATATAATTCCTGCCAATTTTTACTCAGGTACTGGCTCGTATAGCAGTGGGACACAGAACCTTGAAAAATTAAAAACTTTAATTGACATTGAATACTCCCCTCTTTATAGTGATAAAGACAATACTTTAGTTAAGGATGCTTTTGAAAATTATTTAAATTTAAATACCTTTTCAGATGAAGTAGTAGAGAATGGTCCTTTGCATAAGCTATTAAAGGCAGTAGGATATACTATGTTCGATATAAACAATGAGGTTGAAAGTATTAAACTTTTAACTTCCATTGAGAGTTGTCCAAAAGAGTACCTTCCGTTTTTAGCAGACCTAATAGGGTGGAGATTGTATGGAAGTATAGAGGATTCTTGGAGAAGGCAGTTACGGAATGCTATGTCGTTGTACAAGAAAAAAGGCACGAAGGAGGGGCTTATTGATGCTTTAAATTCTGTAATTCCTAACAACCCTTTAGATCCTGAGGAGTCTATATCTGAATTCTACGAGTCCTACGTCCCTAATTTGCTTTTCTATCTTTTGAGAACGGACTCTCCATTATTTGAGAGTTTAAACATATGGACATTAGAACAAGCGCAATCCTTAGGGGTGATGGACTACGATCCTGAGGATTTAGACCTTAATATTAAGTATGTAGTAGATGAATTACTTCAAAGAGCAGTCGCTGCATTCCCTGCTCTTTTCCGTATAGGGAAGGAGCCTTTTAGAGTTAATATAACCGAAAGCGGTAAAGGTTGGTTTGGCGAAACACACTTGATGCCTGATGGCAGAATGATGACAGGTGCTTCGCACATCATAGGGAGTGAGTACCTTACTTTATCTGCTGATCCAAATTTTGTTTTTACTTATAGAGGAAGAGAGCATCACATACCTCCGTGGGAAGATGAAAGATATTATAAAAATACGGCAATAACCGAGGAATTACTTACTTTTTTAAAGAATGAGTTGGGCTGTTTTCAGGTTGGCCTCAAATCAACTAAACATTTCAAAGATTTTGTTTTAACTAATACAGCCAGAGGGTCCTCCAAAACGAAGGCACATGAATCTGGTTTCTTATTTTTAACCTCCTCTTTAAACCTTCCTCCAAATTATGATAATCTAATTAGTGAGTATAAAAAGGATAAGTATAATTACATAAGTATGTGGAATGGAAAATCCTCAGTATTTCATTTTGAAGTTGTTGGGGGTAATTTTGATGTTTTATATCTAACTGATTCTCGGTATTCCAAGTACGATATATTAGATAGTTTACGGATTGTAGATTCCTTTTCTCCAGCAAAAACTAAACCTCAAGTAGATTTTGCTTTAAGGAATACCGACTATTTAAGTAGTATAGGTAACACTGCCTTATCTTACAGAATAAATTTAAACAATTTAATGCCTCAGCTTGATTTTGCGACGGACACTGAACCAGGGGCTGGGGATACTTGTGCCTCTGGGGCTTTTGCAGGATATGAAAACTCTGGCTTATCAATGCGTATCTTTGGTGCGTTAGGAGAAAGTTTATTCCCTGGATTCAATGATTCTTTTAGCACTAACCCACTAGAAAGTGCCCATGCAGGGTTACCGTGTTTCAAACGTGCTCAGTTAAACACGCCCTTTACTCCAACCATTCTCGCTACCCATGGGCACGATTTACTGACGCATACTTCAGCAATTGATATTCCACGAAAATCTATAAGAAGGCGAAACTTTAAGAATACACTATTTCAAGAAGGGTCAGATTGGTATTCTAGAAGAGGTGACAGTATGCCCATATACTATAACTTATCTTCCTCTTTTCCTGTTAGTAGTTTTTCTTATGATATCTTAGGCTTTATACCGTCATCTCTTAATTTCAAAACAGTTGATGATGTAACTAATATATCAAGTGTTTATAATGTTTCTAATAGTATCGACTCTATAAACAGTTATTTTAATGTTCCTGTAAGTAACACATACCCAGTGAGGGGTTTTGATCCTATATGGGATACGTCATCTCTCAATAATTATATTACAAGAGGAGAAATCTCTGATATCGTCAAGGTGTTGCATGCTTTAACTGAGAGGATGGAATCAGAAAAGGCAAGGATTGAGGTGGAGGAAAATTCCGACTTTTTTGAAACTTCGTCGCTGTGGTGTGATGTTGCAGAAAGTTTAAAAAATCAAAAGACTTATCTAGGATCTGATTTTAGTGAGTTTTTTGATAAGAGATTAGACCAAAGAAATGTTGAGAATACCCTGAGCAAAATTCGTTCCACAGGATTGCATAGTTTATACAGAGATTATATTTCACATTATTACTCTAAAGGATTAGGCGGGAAGTTACTGGACTCACATTTGGATGGAGGAACTAGCTTACTTTCTCATGTTTATGGGCCTATATTTTATAATGGAAATTTACGAGTAGATGGGTCTGCTCTTGCTACTAGTTCACTACTACAAGCATCATCCTTTGATTCACAATTCGATTTAAATATAAGTAAGGATTATGTAACTAGTAATTTAGCAAGCGTAGGGGTTTCTTTATATGAACAGCCTATTGATTTGTATGTTCAAGCTCCTGAATATAGGACACCCCATATAGTAAGTGGTGTAGAATTAATCGACACTTCAGCATCTATACTTGTTAATCCTGAAAATAAATTTTCTACCATTCTAGTAGATCCTCTTCTATCCAGACTATCTGGAGACAGGTACTTTGTTGATAATAAAATTATATTATCTAAATCAGTAAGCCATGGACTACCTAGGATTAAATTATCGCTCAGTTCTACTAATAGCGGTGGGGTACTTATTCCTGATCATGCCTTTGAGTTAACTTTGAAGTGTATTCCTTTTCTGGATACTATCCCTGAGATTGGGGGGGCTAATGTGGGTGTTTGGATTCATACAGACGCAGAAAACGATGTTGATGATAATAAAGTCTTTTGGAATTACATGCCAGATGGTAGTTGGAGAATGATAGACTCTTCTTCTGTTACCGAGAGTTCTGGAAGAAGTACCGTTTTACAAGAGTTGGCACATAACATACGCATAGAATCTCAAGAGATTTCTCCAGATAGCACACAAACAACATATTGTTCTGAATCAATTCCTACGGAGTCCACCTTTAATGTACCTACTCTTAATTTGTTGGGGGAAGAAGAGCTACAAACAATAAAAATAAATTTTGATACAATCAACCAAAAGATTGCTACCCCATTGCGATACTTTAGCGTAAATGCCAATGACACCTCTTCTGGGCAGCAGGTGCATAGACCTAATCAAAAGTATTTTGTAGAAGTATTCGTATATCCATGGGGGGCGCAGAAAGATAAAACTTTCCTTTTCGATTCTTTAAGTGTTGCAGATATAACACAAAAGCATAGAGCCAGAATTGTTGAAGACTTTACTGTTCCTGAGTTTTCCAAAAAAGATGAACCTTTAGATCTTGGTGTTTCTGCTAGTTTTTGGAGAGAGAATGCAGTAAGGATTAAACATGCAGCAAGCTCCTTTACAGGAGAACAAAATCTTGTACCTGGAGTATTAAATTACTCCTACCCTAATTTTGATTACAATATCCCTGTAGAAGACTATATGAGTAGTGAAAACCAAGAGTTCTGGAAGGAGTACAAAGGAGACTGGTTTGAGACCCCAGAGCCTTGGGCTAATCCTTTAGACTGTGCATGGTGTAATAATGGAGATCGGTGGGGGCATTACCTCCGTTATCCTTGGGATTATTATTTTGAAGGACCCCCAGGTACGAATTGGCCCTGGTTGCAGGTATTGCACAAGAGATATTTTGAGGGTTGGAGTACTCCTCTAGAATATCCATCTTATGGGGCAGGAGGTGCTCCAAACGGAAATTCAGGACTAAAGAGAATTGTAGATACAGCAACAAGTAGACCTATTGATTTTCCTGAAGGAGCAGCCGATACTATATTTCCTGTAATGTCTCTAGAAAATACAGACTACAGAACAACTACTCCTGATTATCCTGTTCCTTGGTTAACTGACGAGTACTATGCGGGGGAGCAGCATTTTAGTATCTCAGAGTCGCAGGCTTTATCCGAGCATGTAGCCTTATGGCATAGAAATGATCTATTTACCCCAGGAGATCAATATTTAATTGATATGAGGACTAATTTAATTGATCAGTACCCATGGCGGGATGCGATCTATGATCCTACAGGGACTTATTTTGGAATAGAAACAAGAAGAAAGTTCGATAATGATCCTCATGCTTTTGCTGATTGGGGACGGAACGCAACTCTAGATTTCCACTCAGGGGGAGTTCCACCAAATGGTATATGGCAAGATATAAAATATGATGAGTTGGTGGACGGACAAGATTATACGTTCTCTGTTTACTTAAAAACAGGCGATGGAAATACAGAAGTTACTACTGATCCAGTAACAAATACTAATACTTATTCCTATGGTGGTTTTGTAGTAACCTTAAGTTACTTAAGACCTTACCATCCTGTAAGCTGGTTTGGGTATAGCCCTAGCGGTGCTGATGGAACCAGACCAAATGACGGAAATGATGTAAACACTGCTCATTGGGATGCAGCTAAGTCTTTACCTTATGCTACGTTTAGGTATACCCCAGGTACGGATGCCTCTAGTATGCAGGTTTGGAATACAGCAATTCCAGAAGAGAATTGCTGGAAGTTTGAAAAATTAAGTAATGGTTGGTTTAGGGTTGGGGTTTCATTAAAATGGAGAAGTAATTGGATGATTCATTCTGATGAATATGATTCAGCAACTAACCAAGGCCCCTGGGATAATAAAGAAAAGTTTGGAACAGAGAAACCTTGGGAGGTACATGGCTTACGTGTTAGTATCCAAGCTGTAAAGCCATATGGGTATCAACATGATACTATAGGAAATACTGTTGCCTTTACCTCTGCTTGGAAAGCTTGGGGAACTCTTTTTCATGAGGGGGATTCTTCCAATATATATGATTTTTCCTATCTTGATAATGATCTATTTGTCGGGGATAAACCAATTGTTAGGGAGCCTAAAGAGCTTTGTTATCTCGATTCTTCGGGTAATGTTTTTACTGGTGATGTTTCAGTTAGTGCAGTCTCTGATGTTGGGAGTTGGGGTAGGATAGGAAGAGTTACTACCGCAGTAAGAACCAACTATTCACAGGATATGCCCTTAATAAAATTAAACACCCAAATATCAGCCGTTGATTTCGCTCACAATGACTACACAGGCTTCTTCTATCTAGATGATATGTTTAAGCCGAATGATCTTGCGGGTAATAACTTTACTTCAATAACTCATAAGTCTCAGGGAAGTTATGTGAAAGCCCCTAAGAAAGCTTATGTAGATTTAGAAAAAGAAGAACTTCTTGTTCTTCTTCGGTACTTTAATAAGTTAACAAATAATTTAGGCTCTAGAAATTCCTTTATCACTTCTGGGATAATGGATGCATCAGGTGGGGGGAGATTAAACTATAGGTATCACCCCTACCAAAAGTTGGGGGATGGTAACATATCAACTCAGGCTGCTGACTACCTTCAAATAACGGACATAGACTTTACTAACTAATGATTGGAATAGTAGAAATTTATAAAAACTTCGGAGAACCCGCCCAGGAACTCCTCTACACAGATGAAAACATTATCGTTGATGGGGCAGGAGAGTCTATTGTTGATCTTTTTATGACCCCATCTTCAATTGTTTCTTCTGTGTCTGGGATGAATGATACTTCTAATTATACTGTACAGGCAATTAGTTTTGGTAAAGCTGCCTCTGCGTATAGGCAGTATGGGCATTACTGGGCACCTAGCGCAAATAACTATTACGGAACATGTTCTTTAATTGGTCGTATAGAGAGTGATGGAATCATGCGTGTGAAGGAACTTAGTAGTGTGTGGACGGAAGGAGATGATATTCAATTATTAGCATCTTCTTATCAAGCTCCATTAAGAAATATACTGCTGCCTGCACCCCCAACTCCAATGGATACTGTTTTAGAGGTTGGGACAGATACCGCTATTGATGTTAGTGGTGGTGAGTTTCATTATGATAAGTTAGGAAACTTGGTGGCAGGAAAATACGAAGCAGTAGGACACAACTTAAATGTTCTTCCGTTTGATACTGCTGCGTCTTCTATTTTTAGGGGGTGCTGGCCTGTGTCTGGTACAGGGTCTAGTGCTATTATTGTAAGCTCTTTAACCTACGGTCATCTTAATGATGATGATGGGCACGGCGCAGCCATCTACCCGAATGCACAGGATACTGAGGAAGGGGCAAGTGCTATTATTTATGGTGGTTCAGGGATCGCTATGACTTCTACTGGATACAATAACGCTGCTGCTATGGATATGTCTGGTTTTGTTAAGGCGTATAACTTATGTTTGGGTGAGTTGGGAGGTATAGTTGGAGGAGGAAATGTTCACACTGGGATGGGATCAGGATTATTGGTGTCTGCTGAAGAGGGGGCTCCTGGCTCCCCCGTTGGAAGCCCCCTTGCCGTACCTGCGTTTGCTTTACCAGCAGGAACAAATACAGGGCTTCCGCTTAGGCCATCTACCTCAAGTGTATGTGAGGTTATATATGTAACAAAAATAGCGTCAGGAGACTTAGGGTTCTCAAACTTGTATGGGGGCATCACTACATTAGGATTGTGGACTATTGATTTAGAGAAAACATTAGCAGGATTAAGTGCTACATCACATACCGAAACTGATAATCTTTTATATTATGCAAATACTACAGAAGCTTCTGGAAACCCATACCGTTTCCTTCCCGCATCAGGGTGGAAAAAATATGGTGCCTGGGCTAACATCGGCAATAGATTACAATTGATGGGCTATGGAAACCAAAGAGATCCTTATGGGGGCGATACATGGCAGGCTGCGGCACATGCGGGAGCGGATTCCAGCAGCGTAGCAAAGGTTACATTTGCGTCCTCTGTAGATGCTGTAGATTATACTTTTTCTGTATACTTCCAGAGATACCAGAACGCTACCACCAATTCTGTTGGACTACACATGGTAGGGGAAGGGCATGGTTTCGGGGAAGAAGGTAGTCTTTATCACGGGACTAAATTGAATGGTGATGCGTGGACACAAACAGGCACTTTATCGGAGTTGCCTGCTGGATCTATTGAAGATGGAGTCCTTAATAATTGGACTAGGGTATCGCATACGGCAACATTTCCACCAGGAACAAGTGCTATCCATGGTCATATTGTTTTAAAAAGTAACGCAACTACCCCGTGGACGGGGAATGCTGATTTTTACCAAAGTGGAAAATATGTTGCTTTATCTCACGCTAAATTAGAAAGATCAAGTACAGCCACAGACTTTGTTGCAGGGCAAGTTGAATACCCTCCATTTAGATTTAAACAAGATAATAATCCTTTAAGATATAAACTCTTTGCTAAACGAACATTATCAGATTCTTTAACAGCAATTTATGATAAGAGCATCTTATTACCTGGGGCACAGGGGTATCAGGACCTAACTATTGTGTGGAGAATTAAATTCTTATGATTAGGGGCAATGTAAAAGTAACTAAAACATACTCAAACGGTGATTCAGAACTTATTTTTGATGATAGTAATATCGTTACTGATGGCTTAGGATATTCATTAGTTAATATTTTCACAAACGGCGGCTCAACGGATATAGAAGATCATCAAGTTGCATATTTTCAATTAGGGGATAGTAGGAGAGACCTATCTTCAGTTAATTTTTTCTTAAAAAGTAATTTTTATACTTTAAGTTCAGCGTTTTCGGAGGCTGATTATGGCGCAGAATCCCCCTTCCTTTTAAAAACTACACCACAAGTAATGGTGAAAGAAAATTTTGTGGATACCGATGATCTTGTTTATTTTGTTTCTTCTGGTGTCTTTTCTAGGTTGGACAAAGAATCATATAGTTCTTATGGTAATAGCGAGGTTGTCAGACATAGGATTGTTCTAGATGAAGATAGTGGTAATGGAAAAAGCATTAGCGAGTTAGGGTTATTTATGAAAAACCCAGATGGTGCTGCTGGAGCAGACAGAACTATTCTAGCAGCATATAGATCTTTAGAAACCCCAATAGTTAAAACGGCAGAATTCTCCGTCACTATTGAGTGGGTTTTTAGTTTTGGTTCTGATAACTCTATGGCTACTCCAGGTAGGAACTATAGTTACGTAGTACAAGTTTTAAGTGGTACAGGAGGCAGCTTGGCTTCAATGGGTACGGGCACTGATTACAATGAATACTTTATAGTAAATACTCCTGCAAGTTATGATGTTTACCCTAATGGATCTCCTCTAGTTGTGGGTACTCATGGTTATAATGTAGTAGGTTTAGGTCTTTCTGCCGCTGAAGGTGTTACCGTACAAGACTTAACCGTTTCTGGTAATGCTTCAGGTCTATTGCTTGAAAAAGTGCTTGATAGCAATTGGTTCATGGTTCACCCAGGGCTTGGAAAAAATCCGCTTGTAGTAGATGCGTACCCACCAGCAGCATCCATTGATGCTGGTAATAAGGCTCAGGCTTTTGGGTTATGGGAGGAGACTGGATTACGTCATGTAAAGCTTGCGGTTAGTTGGATGAAGAGCCAATACCCCATTGATGACAGCAGAATATATATGTGGGGGCATTCTAGTGGAGGGGTTGCTCCTATAGTCTATGCGTCTAAATTGCTAGATCCAACAAAAGATTTTATGGTGGCAGGAGTAGTTTCTGAAAGCCCTGATGGTTTAAACTATGAAAACTTTTTCAGGGCTAGTCCTGCGCGACAAGATAAACTTCGCTTTTGGACTTCTGGGCAGGGCAGGATTGAGTATATATCTTATGATCAAACCAACGATAACTATACGGGGGCAAATTGGAGCGATATTGCTGGTAATAAGTTAGAAGTTAGCGCAACTATAGAGGCTGCTTCCTCCTACATGCCACAGTTTCATAAGAATAGTGCGTTTGTTTTCTTACACGATACAAGTGAGGTTTCTGCCGCAATATCTATAGCTAAAAATATTAGGCATATACCTTTAGTTTTATCCTGGGGCGCTGAAGAGGATAGTTTAGAGTATGTAAGTGGGATTAACATGTTTGATATTTGGGCAACAAGCGGTGGCGTCAAGGAGCCGGGAGTCGGTGGTGGGGATCCAAATGACCCTGTATCGGTGCAAGGAAGTGGCTTGAATCACCCAAACTATTTATCGCAGGTACGAACAGACCCTGGGTTCACTAAACATGGTTTTGATAATTTGCAGGGATGGAATGGTGAAAAACGGTACATTGATGCAGCGTGGGATCATCTTGCTTCTAGTGTTTTAACGACTCCAACTGGTGGGGAGTTTTGTATTTATGATACACAAAGAGTATTTAATGTTCTAGCTACTCCGTCTTCAACTGAGTGGGATGAAGAGAATTGTGGTGGTGCTAACTTCTACTTCCGAGATGTTCCTGGAACTTTATCTTCTGTGTTATCGTCCATGAATAATATTGGATCATTTCAGCATTATGGTATAGACGGATCCCCTGTGAGAAAGTTACAAACAAATAGGAGAGTTACACTTCATCAATATCCTGATGAGCCTAGTAAGGTTATAGTTAATGGAGAAGAGTTCAGATATCCAACTCCTATTGGGGGTGGGACATATAACAATAACTATCTGGCTGGTGCGCAGAAAGGCGATCCTTTTGATTTTGGTGGGCCTTGCCAAGCAGAGGCAGGGGATGCAGGTAATTGGATCATTGGATCGAAATGCCCCAATGCAGCAGGTGATTGTCTAGAGTGTGAATCTAATATTATAATTAGAAATGATGGGCAAGCTTACCCTGGATTTTCTGAACAAAAAGATCCTTACGGGGGAGGCTTGTGGGATTATTTATATAAACTTGACAAAACTAACGAAAATTTTGCCCATAACCGTGCTATGGCTAGAGCGGAAGTTGGATCAGTAGTTGATAAAACTTTTACCTTTTCAGTGTATTTCCAGCTAGCGAATCTAGCTAGTGTAAATGTAAACCTTGCTATGTATGCAACCGACTCTGGCTACTGGGGTGTCGGAGGGACGCACACGAATGCTGATGGTGTGGTATACTCTGCTGCAACGATAGATACTAATACATTACTTACTTGCGATGGATGTACTCAAGGGTTTAATGATTGGCAAAGAGTTACGCATACAGTGAAATATGAGGATAACGGTAATGATCACGGAACCAGATTAAATCCAATTATTATTTTTGGAGATATTGATAATTTAGAATCTTTTGATCACCTGAAATATGTGGCACTATCGCATGCCAAGCTGGAGGAGGGTGATACTGCTACCAGTTTTCTTGACGATTTTGAGAACCCTGTATGGGAACATAACCCAGGCGAAGGCACTTTACTACTAATGAACCCTATATCACAAGACTTGCAATGGGAAATAACGCCTTAGTTGTTTAAAATAAGTATATAATTATAATGAATAGGACAAATGATACTGTAAAACCAAACGGCTTCTTGGAGATTGTTAAGCTGTACCCAGATGGGACAGAGGAGGTTGTATTTGATGAGAGAAATGTAATAACCTCAGGTATGGCTGTTGGCCTATCTCATCTATTTTCAGCGTCAGGCGGGACTTCCATAGAGAATTTTCAAATACTCAATTTTCAGGTTGGAGTCTCAGGTGATATAAATACATTTGGAGTTTCAAGTTTTAAGTTAGCTTCTAGCTTATCACAAGTTCAATATCAATCAACAGGCTCTGAGGTATTTCTTGAGTACCTAGCACCTATAGAGAATGGCTCTGTTTTAGGAACAACAACGCCTTTTGTTAGAGTACCTTTTAATCATGTTGAAAAAGTAACAAAAACTTCAGTGAGGTTTATTTTAATTTTGGATAGAAATACAGCAAATGGAATTGGTATGGATTTAAACGAGGTAGGTATTTTTATGAGGAACCCTAGAGGTTTAGCAGCAGAATCACCTATCTTAGTTGCATATAGACCCTTTACTGCAATAACAAAGACAAACGCATTCTCGCTAGTCTTCAAGTGGACTTTACAATTTTAAATTATGCCTTTTTATCCTGATGATATTTACACAGTAGTCGGTGGTGCTACGCCCTATACTTATTGGAATCCTTTTGTTACAAAGTATGACACTAGCTCTTTCTATAATTGGGAACAAGATAATCTTCCTCTATATGATTTAGAGGAAAGAACAGAATACCTCTGGGCTAAAGCTACAGGATATGGAGGTTCGTCTATTCCTGGGATGGCGTTACTTGTTTCTGGTACTAATGAAACGGGTAATGGTAGAATATTCACTAACTTACAGACCGCAATTGATTCTATACCTAGAGATATTAGATTTCCTATATGTATTGAAGTTGTTGCCTCCGGTACTATAGGCTCTATCCACCTGGATGGGATTACGTGTTCTGAAAAGGGTGCTTTAGAGATTATAAATAGAGGTTGTGCTAAAGCCTATTCTGATAGATTTGGAGTAGGCAGCGATGATGCTATTGGTATAGTCAGTGGACAAGGTGCTCTTGCTCAAACTTTCGATGGTGCCCATCTAGACGAATCTACGGGCGGGAGGATTTGGGAGTATGTATCGGCTATTGATCTCTCGGCAACTGTTCATGAAACGTACTCCAGGGTAGAAAATAATCTTGGAGTATCTATTGCAGAATCTAAGAAAAGGGCACCGCTAATATTCCACCACCCTGGTTACCATGCTATTACAGACGGGGTTGGTGGGGC